TGTTCCAAGAGCATCGTGCGCAGCTTGGATTTGGTCGGATAGCTGACGTGGCAGAACGCCTCTTGCTCGTCGAGGGCGAGGGTCGTCTCGGAAAGCACACCGAAATTCTGCGGATGCACGGGCGCGGTCTTGAAGGTTCCGCTGTCGCCGTCGGGCAGGACTTTGAGGATTTGACAGCCGTTCACGAGGCTCCAAACGACAGCTTCGGCGAAGGTGATGTCGGCGTCGGTCTGTCTGAAATCCATCGACAGCTTTTCGGCCACGAGCTGCGAGCGCTCAAGGATGCTGTCGTCCTCGCCGCTGTCGTAGATGAGCTGGAAGCGCACGTCGGTCGGCTGCATCAAAAAACCGGCGAGCTTGTCGACGAAAGGCTTGGTTTTGTTGTAGAGCGCGGCCCTATTGTCCGTCGATCCCATGTAATAGTATTGAGCGGCGCGGGAATAGATCATGCCCCGCTCCTCGGATGACGCCATGCACTGGTCGATCATTTCCCGTATCCAGAGCTGTAGATCGCCCAGCTTGGAGGGGATTTTGAGGGCCATGGGCTACCAGACTTTAATCGCTCGCCGTCTACTTGCCTCAATTAGGTCCGGTTGCGCGCCGCTGGCAAGGTTCGCCTTGAGCATGTCGAGCCCGTCGAAGCCGCCATTCTCGCGCCGGGTCTGCTTGCCGATCGCGGCGGCGGTTTCGACGGCGTTGGCGATCTGGCCGCCCCACGTGGCTTGTAGTTGAGTGGCGGACTGATCCTTGTAGCGGACCTTCGGCACGCCGCCCTGCCGGTTGTCGAATTGGACGTTGGCGACTTTGTAGTCGTTGGCGATGATGTCCTCGGCGAGCCGGTGGGCTCTCATGCTGACTGAGCCGCCGATCGCGGGCGCCTTGAACTCCTGCCCCATGCGGGCGTCGCAGCTCTCGCACGATGGCGGCGGCGCGTCCCACTGCTCGGCCGACAGGACAACTTCCATCCGGTGGCTGCATTCGCCGCACATGTAGGTCCGCATGATCGGCATCAGAACCTCGACGGCGCGTAGTGGCGAACCGCTCCGCAGCGGTCGCATTGCCAGCCGATCCAAACTACGCCGTCGTGCCAGCCGGAAACGACATGCCCGCCGCACCAGCCGTTGCGGCATTGGAACCAACGGACGAGCTGGCGGAGCGCCATCATCAGACGTAGCCCATGAGCCAAAGGATGAGGAAAACGATGAGGATGACGCCAAGGATGCCGATGCCCGGCGTGCCGTAGCCGTAGCCATACTGCCAGTTCTGATTGAAGCGCGGCCCGCCGACGCCGCCCAGCAAGAGGATGACAAGCAGGATGAGGACGACAATGCCGAGTGGGCTTCTCATGATTTTAGCCGGGGGTCGATGTGTATCTTGGTGTCTGGGCCGATGCCGCCAGCCACCATCGTTTGCAAATGCGCCTCGGTTTCGCCGGAAAAAATCAACACGTCGAACGTCAAGCCCATCTCCTTGCCGTCGATCTTGATGAACGTGTCGCCGGGCTCGGCGCGGAAGCGGTCGAGGTTGCCGAAGCTCAACCCGATCATCAGCATGTCGCGCCCGTCTGCGCCCTTCGCAGTGCCTTTAATCACGGACGGCGGCCTATTCCAACCGGCGGCGCGGCGACGCGCTCCTCAAGCTTCTCGACGCGCTCGATCAGCGCGACTTGGCTATTGAAGATCGCGTCGATGCGCTCGCTGAGTGACTTCGGCTCCTCGATCACGGGGGAGGTCGTCGCGGCGTCGTCCTCGCCGGGCTCGGGCGGCTCGGGCTCGGGTTTCGGTCTGGGCTTTGGTTGCGTCGCCATGTCGTTCTCCCTATGCGGTGATCCCTTTGACGGCCCACATGACCGCCTCCTCTACTCTGGTCTTGGCGAGCGAGAGTTCGCGACCGGGCTGGCAATACATGTCAAGCGTTCTGAGCATAGCGACGCCGCCATCCTTGACCGCCACCATCGCCCTTTTTTCCTCGTTGGACAGGACGCGGTATTGATGTCGCACGTCATTGTTGACGGTGCGCTCGTCACTCTCGCTGGCCACGTGTGGCATCAGAAAACCTCCTTGCGCCGCCCCGCCTGTTGGTTGATCCGGCGGATGTGTTCCGAGAACGCGAAAGATAGCACCGTCCCGGCATTTTGCGGAGGCGGGTCGCCCTTGACGCTGTCCCACGTCAGATTGCGGGCGATCAGGCCCGGCCGCCGCCACTCAATCCACGTGTGATGCGCCAGCGTCACGGCGCTCACAAGATCGTCGTTCTCCCCGGTGTCAGGCCCGGCCCCCAGCCAGCCTTCGTCCTCGACGATCGCCTGCAACTGCTTGACCAACCGGATGGAGCGCAGCTCGATCGTGCGCAGCATGAGGCTGTCGCGCAGCGCGCTATAGATCGCCTGCTTGTTGTCCTGATTAGTTTTCCAGTTGATGACGTTGCCCGCTCCGCCCAGCGTGTCGGCGCGCTTGTAGAGGAACCAGCGCACCGCCCCAACCATGTTGAGGATGCTGTCTGAGCCTTGCTCGGCTTGGATGATGCCGCGCTGCGCGAGCTGGCGGAGGTTGCGGACCTCGGGGATGACGGCGGCCCCGACGCCCGACACTTCGACATTCGCCAGATGGTCGCGGTAGGCTCCGCACAGATGGCACAGAACCCACGCGAACTGATAGGTCAGCGGCTTGTTGGATTGGAACTCAGCGACTTGAACCAATCTGTCGGCGTAGCAGCGCAGCACTTGCAACGAGTGGTCGTTAGCGTCCCCCCCGCCGCCCCCCGACGGATCGCCGCCGATGACGTACACTCCGCTTGGTTCCGGCGGCTCCCACACTCTTAGCTGCACTTCGTCTTTGTTCGTCGTCTGCACGATCGACGAGCCAAGGAAGGCATCCTCGAAGTTGTACTTGTACCCCTGATACGGCGGCCCCTCCGCCAGCCCCTCGGCCAGTTCCAACGTGCGCGCTGATGGGAAGAAACTGGACCCCGAAGCGATGAAGCATTCCCGCTCGTTCCACGGATAGTGACGGAGCATATATTCCTCCGCCCGGAACTCCGCCTCGCGTCGCCACCATGCCACCTGTTCCGGCTTGACGATCACGCCGTAGCGCGACCGCACGTCACGCGCCCGCTTTAACTCCTCGTCGTCCAGCCTGCCGTCCCAATAAACCTTGTAGTCGGGGTCGGACTTGTCAATCGAGTAGGTTGGATTGGCCCAGAAGCCGACGAAGATGAACCGCATGTGGCGGTCGGTCTTGGCTTGCTGGCAGTGGTTGTAAAACCAATTGAAGCCGTTTGCGATGCTCTCCCAGATGTAGAGCCGATGCGGGTTGACGCGCGCAAGGCTGGCTTTCAGGCTTTCGACGCCCGCCAGCGACTTCCATTGGCCGCATTCGGTGGCGTGCATCATGTTGAGCGCGCGGGACGCGCCAAGGTCGGGGTTCGAGGCCGCCGCCATCAAGTCGATGACGCTGCGGTTGGCGAACGCCATGCCGTTGCGATTGTTCTGGGTCAGCCGGTGTTCGGAGCTGCGCCACTCGGGCGGCAGCGTCTCAAGGAGCGCGGCGAAGATGCGCCGCAGCCGCTCAAGGTTGTCGGTGCGGTCGGCGATGATGGCGCCCTGGACGCCCGGATTGGCGAGCGCCCAGAACAATTCGATCACGCTGCAAACCGTCGTGATCGCGACTTGACGGCATTTGAGGACAACGAACTCATGGACGCCTTCGTTGAGCCCCTTGGCGACGGCGTCAATCACCATGCGTTGCGACATCCACGGTTCGACGTGGGTCCGCCCTTCCTCCTTGGTGTCGATTTCGACGGCGTTGAGGAGGTCGTAGATGCCGGATCGAATGCTCGGCTTAGTGGCCATGCAGTCCGGGCTCGTCGGTCGCCATCGGCTGCGGCTCGCTGTCGTAAATCATGTCGAACGACAGCTCCATGATTTGCAGCCATCGCTTGCGGTCGTCTGGCGAGAAGTAGTCGCCGGGCGGGGGCAAATGCTCAAGCAGGGCGTTTATGATCGGGTCCAGCTCCATCCCGTTGTCGTGGTTGTTGGGCTCGATTTTGGCTTTGGGCATGGTTCCCTCCTAAGTGGGGCCAAGGTCAACGATGACGATTTGCGAGCGGTCTAGCACAAGCACGTTGCCGCCCGCGACCGTGTAAGAAACCGGCGATCCCCCGGTGATGGCGAAGGCGTTCAACTGCACCGCGACATTGAGTGTCGTCACGCCAGCGGCGGGGGTGACAAAGAAATTGACGGAAAAACCGGCGCTTGGGTCAGTCACGGTTCCGCCGAAGCCAAAGATGCGTTGTTCCGGCGTGGGCGAGATGGGGACGCGGGCGCCAATCCCGGCGACATTGTTGACGCCTTTGAGGTTGCAATTGACGCTGACCATAAGCAGCGACGTGACGCCGGGGCGCGGCGGCAGGGTGCAGGGGATGTTGGCGATCTGCGTCCAATCGCCGCTGCCCGGAATGACGACGTCGGCAGGGACGTTGTAGATGACCGGCTTGGCGCGGAGGTTTTCGGCTTGCGTCAGTTGCAGGTAGCGAGCGTCGCCTAACGTCTGGTCGAGGATGGGCTGCGCATTGGTGCCGTCGTTGGCTTTGACGACAAGCGGATAGTTGCCGGTGCCTTTGGTGAACACAATCGCGTTGTCGGCTTCGCTCCACGCGAGGTTGGCTCCGCGCACATAGAGGTTGAGCTTGGCGGGGACCGGCGGTCCGGTTGTCCCAACCAAGTTGATGTCGCCGGTCATGTTGCCGCCAGACAGGGGCAAGAAATCGCCGCCGCCGCCCGCTGGCGCATAGCGCGCGTCGGCCGTGCGCAGATTGAGCGCGTCGTCGGGCAGGACCGGATCGCCGACGGCGTTGACCGGCTTGCCGGTGAAATTGCAGGAGATGAAGAACGCCGTGATGGTCGGCTGTATCTGCATGACGATCTGACC